CGTGCTCAACCCCGCCATCCACAAGAGCAGCGTGGCCAATGAGTCGCTGACCTTCGGCGTGAATGATCGCGTCAAGCTCGCCTACCCGGCAGTGGCCAACCTGGTGCTCAAGAGCAACGATGGTGCGACCGCCTACGCGGCAGGCACCGATTACACCCTGGATGCCGTGACCGGCACCCTGGTGCGCGTGGCTGGCGGCGGGATCGCCGTGGGGGCCACGGTCAAGGCTGTCAGCTACGACTATGCCGACCCGACCAAGGTGACTGCTGCCGACATCATCGGCGCGGTGGATGCCGCCGGTAAGCGCACTGGCATGCAGGCGCTGCTGGACAGCTTCACCCTGATGGGCTTCTTCCCCAAGCGCCTGATCGCGCCGGTGTACTGCACCCTGAACAGCGTCTCCACCGAACTGATTGCGATGGCCAACCGGCTGCGCGGTCGCGCCTATATCGATGCGCCCATCGGCATCACCCCGGCCCAGGCGATTGCCGGTCGCGGCCCGGAGGGAACCATCAACTTCAACACCTCCAGTGGCCGGGCGCGGCTGTTCTACCCCCACGTCAAGGTCTATGACGCCACGGCCAATACCGACCGCATGGAACCGCTCTCCCAGCGTGCGGCGGGCCTGGGCAACGCCATCGACATCGAGAAGGGCTATTGGTGGAGTATGTCCAACCAGGAGATCGTGGGCATCACCGGGATCGAGCGCACCATCAGCGCCATGATCAACGATCCCAACTGCGAGGCGAACCTGCTCAACGAGGTGGGCATCACCACGGTGTTCAACTCCTTCGGTACCGGCCTGCGCCTGTGGGGCAACCGCACGGCGGCCTGGCCGACCGATACGCACCCCTCGAACTTCGAGAACGTGCTGGCGGTGGGCGACATCATCGACGAATCCATCGAGTACTTCTGCCTTCAGTTCATCGACCAGCCGATCACCAATGCCTGGATCGACTCGGTGTCCGAGAGCGTCAATGCCTTCCTGCGCAAGCTGGTGGCCGATGGCGCGATCCTGGACGGTCGCTGCTGGTACGACCCGGCGGACAACGAAGCCACCGAACTGGCGGCAGGCCATGTCACCTTCCGGCGCGACTACATGCCGCCCACCCCAGCCGAGCGCATCACCCACAAGACGCGGGTGAACATCGACTACCTCAAAAACCTCGGCAAGAAATAAGGAGGCCCCATGAGCGTCAGCATCAATCGCATCACCAACGCCAACGTCTACCTAGACGGCGGCACCCTGCTAGGCAAGGCCGAGGAAATCAAGCTGCCCGATGTCACCGCCAAGATGTCCGAGCACAAGGCCCTGGGCATGGTCGGCACCATCGAACTGCCCTCCGGCTTCGACAAGATGGAAGGCGAGATCAAGTGGTCATCCTTCTACAAGGACGTGATGACCAAGGTGGCCAACCCCTTCAAGTTCGTGTCGCTCCAGGTGCGTTGCAGCGTGGAGACCTACACCAGCCAGGGGCGTACCGAGCAGAAGTCGCTGGTCACCTTCCTGACTGTCGCCTTCAAGAAGAACCCAGGCGGCACCTTCAAGCAGCACGACAACGCGGAATTCCCGACCGGCTTCGCCTGCTACTACATCAAGCAGGTGCTGGACGGCCAGGACATCCTGGAATTCGACCCCATGTCGAACATCTACAAGGTGGCGGGCGAGGATCAACTCGCCAACTATCGCGCCAACATCGAGTAAGAAAGGACTGACACATGGCTGAAACTGCAACCCAGAAACCGGGCGTACTCAAGGAAGTCAAGCTCCCCAGTGGTGCCCAGGCGATCTTCTACCGCCGCAAGGGTGTTGCCCTCATCAATGCCCAGCGCAAGGCCGGTGGCGACTCCTCCCGCGTGGCCTTTGCCCTGCTGTCGGAAATCGTCGAGGTCGACGGCAAGCCCTGCCTGATGGAAGACTTCGACGAAATGGATCTGTTCGACGTGATGCGCCTCTCCGAGGAGCTGGGTGAATTGGGAAAGTCTGGCCAGACGCCCAAGCCCTGATCCAGATGGCCGAGACCGTGCATACCGGTCTCGACCGCCTGGCTGAGATGGACTTGGCTGACCTGGCCTACTGGTGCCTGGAGACCAGGCGATACCTGGAGGCAAAGGCCGAGGCCATGCAAGCCCAGATGCAAAGATGAAGATGCCCGCCCAGGGTGACAACTGAGGCGGGCATTTTACGTTCACCACCGACCGCCGCTCAGGCGGTTTTCTTGTTTTAAAGCGGATTAAAAGACGGTCTCGACCGACATGAGGAAACTACCGCCATTGATGCCAAGCGGTAGGTCTCGGATGACGGCGGCGGACTGGCGAAAGGCGGTTCTTCAAGCAGCGCCAGCCCAACACAGCCATCGGTCGGACTAGGGCGGCGGCGAGCAGGACAGCAGCGGCCAGGGCCACACCGATGATGGCGGCGCTGAACGTCAGCCCGAAGGCCACCGCGAGCACAACGGCAACTCCACCCACCAAGGATGGAGCCAGCCAGTACGCGAAGCCAAGTTTCAGCAAGTTGTCCATGTCAGGAGTTTAGATCGTGTCCACCAGTCTGATGACCATCGGTCTGATGCTCAAAGCCTACGACCAGATGTCGGCGGTGGTGTCATCAGCATCGAGCAAGTCTATTGCCAGTTTGGGCCAGGTACAGGAGAAGTTCAAGAACCTCTCCGACCAGGCGGAACAGTTTGGCCGCGCCACCCTGGCCAGCGGCATGATTGCGGCGGGTTCTGTCGCCAAGCCCCTGCAAGCCTTCGCTCAGTTGGAAGACGCCACCACCAGCCTGAAGGTGGCGATGATGAACAACTTGGGGCAGGTTCCGCACCAGTTCGAGGCCATCAACAAGCAGGCCATCCAATTGGGGAACATCTTGCCTGGTACCACGGCTGACTTTATCGGCGCAGCCCGCGCCCTAAAGGAACAGGGTACGGAGTTGGACACTATCGTCAACGGCGGCCTCAAGTCTGCGTCCTATCTCTCGGTGCTGCTCAAGATGCCCGCCCAGGAGGCCGCCGAAATGGTGGCCAAGCTGCGCGAGTCTTACGGCCTGGCCGACAACGAGTTGGAGAAGATGGCCGACCTCACCCAGCGGGCGCGGTTTGCCTTCGGCATGACGCCGCAGGACATCAAGATCGCCTCCAGCTACTCCGGGGCCACCCAGAACATCCTCGGCCTGACTGGACTGGAAAACGCCAAGAAACTGTTGGCCATGCAGGGCCTAGGGGCCGGGGTGTCGCTGGAGGGGTCGAGCTGGGGCACGAACTTCTCCATGCTGTTGAGCCGCACGGCGGAATCGAAAGACCGGCTGGCCAAGAACAGCAAGGAAATGCGGGCTATCAACGAGGAGATGAAGGCATACGGGATCAACCTTCAATTCTTCGACGACAAAGGGAAGTTCATGGGCCTGGACAACCTGGTCAAGCAGTTAGAGAAGACCAAGGTTATGCAGGATGTAGATCAGATCAACATGTTCAAGAAGCTGTTCGGGGTGGAAGCTGGCCGCCCTGCACAAATAATCGCTCAAAAGGGATTCACGGGTTATCAGGAAGCAATCCAGAAAATGGAGCGGCAGGCCAGCCTTCAACAACGCATCGAGTTGTCGCTCACCACCATCAAGAACAAGTGGGAGGCGCTGACCGGCACGCTCACCAATGCACTGGCAGCGGTCGGCGAGCCGATTGCCAACTTCATCGCCCCGGCCATCGTGGCGCTGAATGAATTCGTCGGCGGGCCCATGATGGACTTCATCGGGCGGAATCAGACACTGGTCGGCGTGATCGGAACCTCTGTCCTGGTCATCGGTCTGCTGGCGATTGCGCTAGGCACATTGGGCCTGGTGGCAGGCACGGCGGGAAAATTCATCGTGGGCGGCATGGGGGCCATCCAGGGCATGGCAGCCGCGTCACGTTTCGCCATTGGATGGCTGGCTACGCACCGCCTGGAGATTCTGCGGCTGATGGGGGTGCAACGCGCCCAGATTGCCATCCAGAACCTGCAAAACGCGGT